GCGTCCAAGCACATGACGTAGTCCTCCGTCTGGTCATAGGTCAGATGTTTGACGAGCACAACCCACTGGGCGCTCTCACAGTCCATTCCAACCGCAGATCCAGCTTTCTTAAGACCTGCTTCCTTGTAAGCTGCATCAAAAGAGCCAACAACCTGCCGTATGAAAATGACTGCATCCAAACTCGGCACGGAAACGTGTCGAGTCTTGCATGCAGCCACCTTCTCGGTAGTTCGAAGTTCGTCCTTCGGAACAGCCATCCAAGGCATTCGCACCACGCGCCTACAGCGCATCATGTTGCCCATCCGAGCAGACCAATCTGCTCTAAGACGCTTGCTCATAGTGCGAAGTTCGCCGTTGAGGGGCATGAGCATTTCTCGGGTCAGTCCAGCATCCTTATAAACCTTGCCCGGCGAGGTGTCTCCTCGCAGCGCCCGGATCTCAAGAGGTCCTTCACGGCCTGTCAAAATGACTCCATTCATCACGTCACTGACGGTCAGTAGCGTGGACGACGGGTGGCCCTCGACGGCAATGTTCGGGAACGTATGCTCGTAATAATCCCTAGATATGAGGCGCAACAGTGGTCGCGACACATAGATTCTAGGAACCTTTGCATATTTCTCGACGCTCAGCCGCACAGGCAGGGAGTGAACCGACAGGGCGTGGTTCTTCGCGTACTCTATCCATCTCTTGTCCTTGCTCGACACTATGGCTGGTAATCGCGTTGTACCCGGTAGAACCGTGTCACACATGATCGATGGTGTGATCTTGGTGTCCTTGCCGTACTCTGCCTTGGGCATACAACCCAGCTCCATGAAGTCGCCTTGAGGAAAGTCCGCCTGTGGAATGTTGAAACCGTAGGCGTCCTCGGGGTTACAATCCATAGCAACACTGGGAGCCATCGCTAAAAGGGCGTCAGTTATGGCGATCATAGACACATGGACGAAATACGAAACGTCCTTGACGGCACCTGCATAGATGCCTAGAATGCGTCGCTGAGGACCCTTGCCGTGTAGCAACGGCGATCCGCACATGCCTTCACCCAGTTCAAAGCCGTAACCGGCCAGGGAGTTGGAC